GATGAAGCGAAGGCTGATGAAGAGTATCACATGACACTCAAGATCTGCCACGATAATGAAACGATCATCACTCAGAACAATCGGTTGCTTGCAATGCTTGGTGAAAAGGATATAGACGTTCTCGACGAAACCGTCAATCACATTCTCTATGACCTCAACAACGCTATTCAACATTGCAAAACGATTGAAGAAGCCCAACAACTGATCTGGAAAATTGCATCAAGAGAGGAGCAAGCATCATGATGAAATTTTGTCCATCCTGTGGAGGCATTGTAGAAATACCAGCGGGTATGCATCTGATGAACATGCATGATCGCCTATGCCACTGCGCACAGCCTGCTGAGGCTGTTGAGTCTGTCCAACCTGCCACGCTCACTGAGGAGCAGGTGCGTGCCATTGTCCGTGAAGAGGTAGTGAAGGCTTTGGCTAATGTAAAACAAGAAGCGGCACAAGATGCATTGGACGGTGGGAAGCCAGAGGTAGTACATGAGGCACCAGTGGAGATAGTAAAGCATGCAAGAGCGAAGAGAGGAACGCAAAAAGACAAATGATTCTCCATACGGTAAAATGTGAACAGTGTGAGAACCAATTCCCTATTCATCCCCATCAACGTATGCCAGAGTGGGATATCCCGCCTGGGTGGATTACCCTATTCATTGGTACGATGGTCAATAATGAAGGCTGCAACTTTTGCTCTACTCAGTGTCTTGCTGAATGGATAGAAGACAAGAAAGTGAGGGGCAAACATGAGCGAGCAGCAGCGCCAACGCCTCCCCATTAAAAGCCCGACCACCGGGTTCACGCTGGCACTGATGAGCAGCAAGGGGCTAGAACTTTATTGTAAACATACCCGGCAATGGGAAGTCCATTCTATTGATGAGATATTGCGTATTTACCAGGAAGCTCAAAAGTTGGCTGAAAAGTCACAAAAGAACGAGCAGTCAGCATGAACACTAGACATACCCTCGTAAAGTAGGTATAATGAGAACCAAAGAGACTGCTTGATGCAGGAAAAGAGATAAAGGCCCTCGGTCGCCACGTTATTGAGCGTGGCGATTTTCTTTTGTGCCACGCCACGAGACTGAGGATAGAAGATGGCACAAATGATACCGCTTGAGAGTATGCTCGCCGATTTTGAGACTGAACTCTCACGCCTCCTCGCATTGGGACTCGATCAAGAACTGGAAACCATCGCTCGCCGCTACTACTCCCAGAAGGAGAGGGAGAGCATGGATAGCGAAGATTTTGCGGGTCCTCACCGTTCATTCCCCATCAAGACACAACAAGATGTGTATAATGCTGCTCATCTCATCGGGCATGCAGACAATCCCGATGCTGTAAAAGCCGCTATCAAGCGCATTGCCAAACGCAAGGGGTTCAAGCTTCCTGATTCCTGGGAAGAGGAAGACAGCAAAAAAGACGATGGTGAGCGTGCCATGAAAGGCGGCGATCACCCCCCATTCAGTGGCACACATTCCCATGCACATCCCTCCTTTGGCGGTGAGGATGATATGCATGAACACGAACACTCTCACGACAACGATGCTGACCACAAGCACAGTCACGAAGCCACAAAACAAGAACGTATAGAGGCAACACCCGAAGCCATTCAGTCCAGTGACCGTCACGTCATGTCCCTGCCGCTCATTCGTATCGATGCTGCCAAACGTGAGGTGTGGGGGCAAGCTACCGCTGAAGTTCCCGACTCCTACGGCACCATCTTTGGGTACTGCCCTGAAGCATGGACGAAGTGGCGTGGCAACATCCGTGAGCAGCACGATCCCAAGAAGGCTGTAGGCAAAGCCATCGATATCAAGCCAATCCCAGAAGAACGCGCCATTTATGTTGGTTCCCGCGTCTCGCGGGGCGCGCAGGACACGTGGCTCAAAGTGGAAGATAACGTCCTGACCGGCTATAGCGCGTCGATCCTGCCTGATCCCGAATTTGGCAGTGATCCGCGCCGATGGCCGAAGAAAGAGTACAACGGCAAAGAATACCCCTATCTGCCACGCTACACCGTTGCTGAACTTTCCCTCGTGGATAATCCCGCCTGCCCTGGTTGCAACATCCAGATTGTGCGTGCCGATGGCTTCGCAACGGATGTACTTGACCTCACTGAAGAAGAACCAATCGTTGAGCAGAAACAGGAAACGCAGGACCGAGCTGGTGCGCGTGTCGGGTCGAATACCCGTAGCAAGATGCACGAGAGTATTGCTCATACCCTCCATGCTGCTGTCTCTCAGATGAAGAACTGCGATTGCCCTGATTGTCAGGCAGCAATCAAGATGATTGACCCTGATGATGATGGTGATATCGATTTGGGGGGCTATGACGATCCTGACAACGATTGGCGGTCTCTCTACGATAAAAACGGCAACCCGGAAGACATGGAGCGCGTCGTGACCTCGCTCATCGAGCGCTCTCTCCAACCTGTGTATTCACGCTTGCAAGGTATTGCGGGGACACTCGCACGTACAAATGCCTTGCCGATGAATATAGATTCGTTGATCTCGTCATCCATCACACGTGCATTTGAGACGCTGGATGCCAAACTTGCGGCCCTCCCAACACAATCAAGCCTTGACGAAGTACGCGCTGAACTGTCAGCGGTAAAAGGTCGGGTTGAGGACATTGCAGAGCAGCCACAGCCAGGCGGTCCCATCATGAATGCTAGTGCTATGCCAATGCCGAGAGCGATTGACAAGACCCTCGCAACCGATCCCATCTCGCAACAGCCTCAACACAACTACGGCGCGGTCTACGAGGCGCTGTCGGAACTTGCCAAGCGGGGTGGACTTGATTCAATTGACAAACAAGTAGATGCGATGGCCGCTGCGCTCGCCGCGCAACGTGGCATCAGGAGATAAAATCACATGACTGATACAGACGCCACTGTCAAAGAACAGTTGTCTGGTGCACAGAAGAGTATCGGTGATTCCAAGACTGCCGTTGGTGTCATCGATGAAAGCATGTATACCGAAGGTGACATCCTCAGAAATCAGGCGCTCATCATGGCTCGTGCCCGTCACGGTATCGCCTATGAAGATGGAGCAGAGTTCTCTGATTCCTTCGTCCGTGAGATGCGCCGCCTCAATATGCCGAAGCAGTATGTGCATCAGCGATTGAACGAAGAGACCATTAACGCTATTCAGCAAGGTTCCCAGAACCGCGATCAGCAGTACATCGGCAACAACGCAGACTGGACCGGCTACTATCTGGAGCCGCTGGCAAAGTTCGTTGTTCCGTTTGATACCCCATTCCGTAACATGTTGCCACGTACTCCCAGCGTAGGTATCGACACGGAGAACTGGCGTGCGATCACCGATGTTTTCGGTGGCACCGGCCCAACCCTCGGCTCCTTCATCCTGGCTCAGCAGACGGCACCGCAAAAAGCCTCCTATACCTGGGTCAACAAGAGTAACGTCCTTCGTCAGCTCGCCTTCAGCGATGTGGTGACGATGGAGTCTGAACTCTATGGACGCATGTTTGAGCCTGATGTTCGCGCGAAAGTTGCCTCAAAGTTGGCTCCATCGCTCATGCTTGGCCAGGAAGTTGCGTATCTGAACGGCGCGCAGAACTTGTGGGCACCTCCTCCAGCCAACACGCCAACGACGGCAACGACAGGGGGAACGCTGGCAGCAGCGACCTACTGGATCATCGTTACTGCTGTCAATGCGCAAGGTGAGACGCTGGCCTATGGTGGATCATCTCCGACCGCCATTTCACAGACTACGACCGGCACCACGAGTACCGTTTCCTTCAATATCATGCGCGTCCCCAATGCCGCGAGTTACAACGTCTACGTCGGTACTGGTTCCACGCAGCCTGCCAACAGTGCCATGTGGCGGCAGTCAGCTTCCTCAAACTTCGGTGGTGCTTCAGCGCTGAATGATCCCGGTGGCTATGCAACTGGCTACTTCAACGTGACGATGAGTAGCAACGCCACCTCTGGAACGGCATACAGTACGGTTGTCTCGGCTGGCAACACAGCGATTGCATTCACCTCTGGTGGTGGTGGCACGCCTGCAAACCAGCCACTTATGTTTGATGGCATTCAGTCGCTCATCTACCTCAATGCTGGTACGCTCTCGACGGCTGGTGTTGGTGGTGAGACGGCGGCGGTGAAACAGGTGGCAAGTGCGACTGGTGCGCTTGCGGCGACTGACATCAACAACTGGCTTGAGGCAATGTACCTCAACTCGCGTGCCAATCCTGAAGCATTGCTCGTCTCAGTCAAAGACCACAAGACGCTCAGCAATCTCGTCACGACCTCGACAAACTACCGTGTGAACGTGCAGCCAACCGGCCCTGCACAGTCCGACATGGTTGGCGGTGGACGTGTGACCAAATGGATCAACCAGACGACAGGCCGCTTAATGGACATCATCATGGTTCCCTACCTGATGCAAGGGACCATGATTGCCGTCTCGCTGACGTTACCGTTCCAGGTTGCTGAAATCGACAAACCACCTCTGAGGGTGAGTACGAATAGAGAGATGTGGGCGCTGGAGTATCCGCCTAAACGATTGGGCCGCCTGAGAGTAATTTCAGGTCGAAAGCTGGAGAATTCGGGGAAAGCTGCGAAGTGCCGCAAGGCCGCCAATCCCGAGCGGAGCCTTTTAGCTGCATAGCTAATCGGAACGTGTAACGACTATGTACCAGCCTCCTCGAAAGAGGATGAAGAGATAGTCTGAACATACGGGAAGTGAACCGTATGAGGTAGGCAGAAATGACCTATCCACCTCACAAGAGGGAGTAACAAACTTGGATCAAAGTCACCCGACACAGTGGATGTATGGCTGTTATACGTCAGAGACAATGGTAGCACAATACCTGGGCGGCCAGGGCATCCTGACTGGCATTGTTGCATCGTAGATTGTTGGTATAGCCTGAATTGGCTCCTGTCCCTCCTTTGGGACGGATTAATCAAACGTTCCAGAGGAGGAACCTCTCTTCGATGAATCTCTACGTCTCGTGGTTTGATTGGCAACGCACCACAACAGGACTGGAATGGGCGTCTCTGGTGGGAAATACAGGAAGAATCAGTAGTGATGTGGCTGTAGGTGCAACATCACTGACGGTGACACCTGCGCTCACTGTTGCCATCAGCCAATGGGATATAATCACCATCTTTGACGGCTCCTCTTCGGAGACAGTCGTAGCGACGGCAAGCGCTGCTGTGGGGGCAACAAGCATTACCGTCGCTCCAACTGCCTTTGCTCACAACTCAGGCACATGCTATTGCACTGATGGTACGGGAGGGAGTCTCGCTGATCAGATCGCAAAGGCTTCGACCTGGCTAGAGACCATTTGTAAGCAGCCACTCTTTCTCACGACCTACACCAATGAAACATTAGCCATGCCAACGATGCGTGCATCCATCGATAATCATGCGGGGCTGCATTTTCGCCCACGCCACTGGCCTGTGCAGTCGTTGACTAGTCTGTCTATTACGGTCGTGCCAGGATATACGACGGCCTACGATCCAACACAGGTGATTATCGATTCAGATAAACAAATGTGTACCATGCCCAACATGCAACCGTTGCCGTTGGCAGGATCAGGGCAGGCACCGTATCCGATCTGGAATGTGATGAGCAGGCAACAATCGGCACAACTCACACTCACCTACTCAGCAGGCTATAGCACTGTTCCTGCTGACGTGGCAGAGGCGGCGGTGTTGCTCACAAGCGATATCCTAGCGAAGCGCTTCAATCCGATGGGAGCCTATGAGATGCAGATGGAGAAGCGGTCTT